TTTCTCTTGAAAACTGATCCTTGGAACCCTCTGGACGACCAGGCATTCCACTAGTTGGTTTAACTTCTGGCTTTTCGTCTTCGCCTTCATCTTCTGACTCAATCATTGGAACGCCCCCAACGACTGGATTAAAGTAACCTTTTTCTCTTTGCTCTACAAACTTTTCTTGAGCTTCTTCCAACTCGCCAGCAAGAGGGAACCTTCCAGTGTGGAAAAGATTCATTCCTTGCTCTGCGGAAAGTATTCCAAGTTCCATAAGTCTAGTAGCAACCCGCATAAGTTGAGTTTCGTCGCGAAGATCAATATCTTTAAATTTGACAGTTGGGTATTGTCTGAATCCTAAGTCTTTTGCAATGCGACGTATTTCGGGCTGAAGAAAGTCATGAATAAATGCTTCACGAGCCTCTTTAAGTCTATCAAGAAAAACACGAGCTTTAATTTGTGCGCCGCTATACTTATCCTCATTAAGAATAATATTTTGCAGACCTTCTTTAATATCTTGATTGATTACTTCATATTTTTGAGATCCAACAACTTTATTAATGTCTGGTATAATGAAATCAGCTTTTGTTGTATAGTCAGCAACAAGTACGCGTCCAACAGATTCATTTTGGAAAAGCTTTTGCATAGCTTTGACATTGTTTGCGTTTATGCCCCCCTTGTCTGGCTCTGCGCCCATTGTAATCATAAGAATAACGTTTTCCACAGTTCTCATGATAGCCTGATCCATTTTCTTCATTTCTATCTTGGCATTTATATCCTCAAGAACAGGATATCCAAATGGGATAGCAAATGGTTCATAGTCTTGCTTTTTATAAAAGCTATACGCAAGCCTTTCGTTCTCTAAATTTATTTTAAGACCATCTTTAAAATATGCGCCGTCTTTTATTAATTTTTGATCTTCTGGATCAAGTGCTTCAAATACAGCTTTGTCATACTCATTCTTTGGGTTTGCAAGTCTTTCCATATCGAACTCGGAAAGAATCTTTGCATAAGCTCCATCTTTTGTATTGAATACCGTGCTTCTTTTAGCAACAATCTCGAAAGGGTTTAAAACAATATATTTAAGTGGAAATTTATTTTCTCTTGGGTTGTTTTCTACAATTTTAGAAAATTTCTTAAAATCGTTTAGGTCAAACTTGCCATCAAGTCTGTAAAGAAAAATATTACCGCTTCTGTAGTATTCTCTAAAATATTGATCTTTTAAATCCCATAACTTTATGCGGTCAAAAAGTTTCATGAAAAAGTCTCTTGAAGTTGCATTTCCGCCCTCTAAGTAAACTTCTGCATTTGCGAACTCTGACATCATGTCAATTGTATTTCTGAAAATTGGCACATTAGCATAAGCTTTTTGGCAAAGTTCAATAGCTTCTCTTACATTGATACCATCAGAAGAAATCTCGTAAGGAAGTAATCCAGCACGAATTTGACTAAATTTATTAAGCGGGGCCGTAACAGAAGATCTATTTATTCTTGTGCTGGTATTGTTGTTGTTTAGGTTGCTCACAGAACCAGATCGACTGTACGACCCCAGGGAAGTATGATAAGATTCGCCAGCCGTTGCTGGTTCAACAAATTCTTCCGCTTTTGATACTTGCGGAGTATTTTTTTCAAATTTGTTCCAATAATCGGATTTTTTTGTATATTTTCTTTTAGTCATCTTTTTTGTCTTTATCTCTAAACGATGTCATACACACAGCAATTCTTTGCTTAATGTCTTTAAATTCTTTTTTCATGACCTTGTCGCCCAAGCAACGTGACATGAATTGTTTTTGCTCCTCTTTTTTCGCTGGTTTTGGTATTGGCATAACTATTATAAAGTTACTTACACTTTTTAAAAGTCACTTTTTTAACTTTTTAAATAAAGGTTGGAACAAAACCATAATTATTTTCTTTCGGCACGTTCATCATGTCATAATAAATGTTCATTCCCCAGTTACCTAAAACCAAAGCTGAATAGGAGTCTTTTCTTGGCCTATCAACACCTTTTTGTCTTTTTAGATTGCTAGGCAAATCAAAACTTTGTGTGCCGCCACTAGAAGAAGATACTTGTATTAAAGCACATTCAGCCTTTGTTAAATCAATCATATCTTTTTGATGCTCAATAAAATCGATCATTTTGGCACCAACATTTTTTTCATCTTCATACTTTGAAAACTTTAATTCTTTGATTGGGATTTTTTTAGCTTTTTGCATTGAATAATTATCATCCATAGCAGTAGCTGCGAAATATAATCTTTTTCTATCAAATGCTGTTTGTAACATTTCGTTGCCATTTCTAATCCAAACAGAAGTTGGTTTTCTTAAGTAGCATATAGTGTTGTCAGAAACATTATACTGCTTTCTGGCTTCTTTAAGATCTTTTGTATAATCGTGAGGGTTATCTAGTCCCGCATCAAATGTGCCTATTTTTAATTTATCTTTTTTGAATAGGTCGCTTTCGTTGCATGAATTTATAAACTGAACGCCGCCATTGTAGTCTCCCACAATCATAATAACATTAAAATGATCTAAAACATATTTAAAATAAGTCATGTGCTTCTTTAAATTTGTTCCAGGAAGTGCGTAACTATGAACCAAGATCCCCTTTTTCTCTTCTGGCAAAAGTTTAATAACTTGTATAGCAAAATCATCAGATGCTTCAGATTCAGACCAAGAAGGGTCAAATGCCAAAATATACTCAGCACCTTCTTCTCCAGCCACTTCGATAGAAGGAGACTCGCCATCTTCAATTGTGCATTCAGCCATTTTGCTGATTTTAAAGTAACCAGCACTGTCATCTGTGAACTGAGCATTAAACTCTCTATCAATTTGCGACTGGCTCATTGTTCCTCTTGCTTGAGAAATCAAATTTTCATCATATAAAGCTTTAGGGGCGCAGTCATAACTAAACTGCATAATGCATCTTCTACCTTGGTTTTTTGCCCCAGGATTAAATATCATATTCTCATATGCTTGATACATCTTATAAAGATATTCAAATTTGTAAGATGCAGACGATAAACCAATCATTTTATTTGATGGCCACTCTGTTCTCTCTTCCTCAGTCATTTTACCAGCCGCAATCATTGCATCTTCAGCATCTCTTATTCTTTGTCTTTCTGTTGGGTTTTCTACAACAGCAAGGAACGGCATAATAACTTCGTTCAAAACCTTTTCTGGCATAAGTAAAAGCTCGTCAATAATGATTCTTTGGAAACGGAAACCACGAAGTTTTTCACCATCGCCAAGTGGTAAAGCAGTAATTCTACTTTTACCAATTTGCATTGACCATTCATCGTTAGATTTACTCACCTTACCGATGCATTGTTGAAATAATTCTGCTTTTTTATCTTGTGCTATATCCTCAATCTTACGGAAGATCATTTTAGACTGACGGAAAGACTTTGAAATAATTCCAATATGTACGCCTTGATTTAACATAGCGTCCAACAAAGCAAAAATACCAGTCGAGAACGATTTCGACATACCGCGAGACCAGATTCCCAAAAAGTAATCGTTCTCCATCATTGCTTTGACCGCCATATGTTGGAACGGAAATAACTCGATACCAGTAAGCAATTGAGTCGTAAATGTTACATTTTCTTTTAAAAATTTATAAAGCCAAATTTTAGCCTTAGTATCTTCAAGGTAACCCTCAAGATCCATAACTTGTTTGTTTACGTCTTCACGCTTTAAAGGTTTTTGATTTCCAACTTCCCAACTCATCTTTCTTCCTTATCTAAAAAATATTGAACATCTACATTCCATAACTTCTTTCCAAAACATAATAATTTTGGAATTATTTCTTCGCTATGTTTTCTATTGTCTGTAAATATAAACTGACAGTTGCCAGCAAACTCGTGCTGAACAGATATCATATTAGAGAATATCCAACCTAATTTTGGTTTTTTTCTACCTCTTGTAAACATGGCTTCTTTTTCTATTTTTGCCAAGGGCTTCTCAATGACGATATACATATAACTGTCCATTTGCACACATCTTTGCATTTCTCTTCTAAATCTATCTACTTGCCCACCAAATGTTGATAAGAAGTCGCCAGGACTTTTTCTATCCACAAAAGTATTAGAAAAATCATCTCCACCCAAAGTATAATCTCCGAAATCTAATTTTAAAATTTGTGATTTGGAAAATTCTAATGGCTGTTGTTCTCGCGTGTCGATCAAGACTTCAACATCAACTTCGTTGTTGAACTCCTTGGGCAAGCCCTTATCGAAGATGGGCGGAACGCCCATTTGCTCACAAGCTTTAGTATATGTGCCAAAATGCTTTTTGTACACATCTAAGTCGGGCAGTTGACGTTTTGAAAGCTCTAAATGAAATGGCGCATGAGTATATTTTTTCTGCTTGATCCTGCGTTTTGCTAGTTCAATTATATATTCTTTCACTTCTTCTTTTGGCGCTGATTCGCACCACATCACAAGTTGTGATCTTGAAGTGAAGTCATTTTCAAAGTATTCGTCTTTTGTTTTGAATGGTAGCGGATTACCATTTAATTTATTAAATCTCGGATAATGCTTAACATAGTAATCTGCCACATACATCTTATGAGCTTTAAGATGACTATGTAACGATTTCTCAGATTCAAAATCTGATCCGCATTCTTTGCATTTATAAGACATCTTCAATACCTATGCCTAGTACACGAGCTTTCCAAGCAGCCATGCCTTCAAGACGCTTGGCTTCTTCTTTGATTACTTGTTTTTGCATTTCTGCAATTCTGACCATATTTTTTCGCTCTTCCTCTTCTTGGAAAAGCTGGACGATAGAAAGAAATGACGCTGTTTCCTTTTGCTTGTTCGCTAGACGCGCTCCACGGTCGCCCTGAAGCTTCTTTGTTAAGTTTTCGATGCGAGACTCACATTGATGATATTCGGAGCTTTTAGCCTTAATAATTTCCGCCAAACGCACTGTCATTTCATCTTGGTCATCTGCGCTTTCAAACATATCGTTAAGTTTTTGCAAGTGACCAGTAATTAACTCAAGATTGATGATCTCTTTTGCGACGTTCATGTATAGATTTAATTCGTCTGCGGTAAGATCTGGTTTGTCCCAAGTTAAGCGAACAAACTCCTGCTCAAACAGTTCCTTATCTCTTGGATTGGTATAGTTGTTGACAATAGCAACAAATCGAGAATTACTGAGATTGATTCTTAGTTTGTCGCAACAATGTTTTTGATTGCGAGACATTTTGTCTTCTTCAAGACCATAACCAGTTGAATCATTGATCTTTTTAATGATTCTTGAAATTGCTTGTGGTGGAATATAGCGTCCAGAAGAGTCTTGACCTTCATCTTTTTCTTCTTCGCTTTTTTGATTAACTATTTCGTTTACGGCTCTCCACTCATTACTGAGCCTCTTAACTTCTTTATCAAATAACAAATCAGCAATTTGGGATGTGTTCATGCCATCCTCGCACATTTCCAAAATTTCATCAATTTGATCTTGGGAAAGATTTATGTTTTCGGATTTTGCTCTTTTTGTGGTTTTAGCTTTTAAGCCGTTTTCTGCTAAGAATTTACTTACAGCACGGCCTTCTTTTGATCTGCCATCTAACTTATGATCATTGAAAACCTTTTTTGTTATTTCTATGATGTTTGGGTTTTCTTTAAAGATATTTAAGATTGATTCTTTTTGGTCATCTGATAATTCTGTCATATAATATCTTTCTCTTTTATAATTTCTTTAGCTTTTTCTTGAAAAATCTTTTTTAAATTTTTGATTTGCTTATACCCTGCTGATCTCTTTTTTTCAGTAGTCTTGAAACCTAAAAATTTCGCCACCTCTTCTTCTGTTTTGTTTTCTACAAAAAGCATGTTAAAAGCTTTGAAATGTCTCTTATTTAAATGACTTTGCATTTCTTTTTGTAATTTCCCTAATGATGACCCCAAATCAAGAAAAGTGTCTTTTCTTTGGCAGATTTCATTGGTGTGGTTTTCCATTGTAACGGCTAACTTTATATCATAAGCAGCTTTCTTCTTTAGCGTCCAATTTTTGTATTCAAAGCAGGATATATCTTGATTGCCACTTCTTGTTTTTAAACAATCAGTACCTCCCCCATTAAACTTGCATCTAAGGCATGGTCGTGCATAATTACCGTAATGATTTCTTAAAAGGTTTTTAAATTGGTTAGAAACTACTCTACTCAACCAAGGCTCTATTGGCTTTGATTGATCCCATAAGTGCCACTTTTTATATATATGAGTCATGATGATTTGCTTAATATCATCATAGTCAATGTATGCAACCGCATCAAGATCCCATTTGGATCGTTTTCTTTCGAGGGCAGCTTCTATTTCTTCTAGCTTGTCTTCGAATTGATACATTACAAGTTGTCAAAGTCTCTAACTGTTCTACTTCTTCGTTTTGGTGCTGATTTTCCAGCCAAAGAACCCATTGTTTGTTGCATACTTGCTCCAAAATCATCAATTTCATATTCTAACTTTGAAATATATGGTACAGACTCTGCGTCCGTCTCATCATCACTCAAAGCTTCGATTTTCTTTGAAGCTCTTTCGGGTGCAATAGTTTTGCTCGCTTTTGCTACACCATCAATAGGTGTTCCACAATCAGAACAAAACTTTGGTGGACTGAATTTATATTCAAACTTTTTACCACAATCTGTACAAAATTTAATTGCCATAAATTATTATAAATTTATTTTAATTATTCTCTAGTTTCGACACGATAAATTTAACAATCTCGCTTCTTTTGATATCCTCTGTTGCGAATTGTTTACACACTACTCCGTTTTCTACAGACTCTTCATCATTAAATGTATTAAAGATTTCAGCGAAGCCACTGTTGTTAATATCACTTTGCATAATGTCTCCACAGATAATTATTTTTGAATTTTCTCCTATTCTCGTTAAAACAGTCACTAATTCACTGTAAGAGAAGTTTTGGGCCTCATCA